TAAACAGATGTTAAAGTTTTGGCAGTTTAAAGATGATGAAATGAAAGATTACACACCAGAACTTTATTGGACAGAAGAAGAAAGACAGAGAGGTGACGAAATCATCCACAGGTTCGCCGGTGATAGTGAATTTGGTGGTCTGGTAATCACCAGCAGATTTGAAGGTCGTTCAAAAACAACGGATACAATATATGATGCAGAGGGTAACAAAATGATTATGACTGCGTTATTAGAAAAATGTGGTGATTTACCATTTTTCTATTATACTTATAAACAACCAAAGGAATACCCTTTCAGTTTTAATAAGTGTTTGGATATGAGACATATGGAAACTCGGTTACAATTATATATTCGTAGTAAGGCAAAACTTAATATTGGAACACATTGTGGAATTGTAGATGCAATATCAGGATACTCTCAAGCATTTCAGATACAAAGAGTGTTTCCTTTAAATCAAAATATCATAGAGGCAAATCATTATGTCAATAGAGACAATTATTTAGAAAAATTGGAGTTGATTGAATGAAAAGAGAATTTTTAGACTTAGGTAAACAACCTTTAGGAAATAAATTTTTGAGTGAAGAACAATTTGATACAGAATTTTTCTATAACTTAAAGGTTGTATTTGATGAAGATACTAAGTTAGTGTCAATGAAAGAGTTTGTTAAACCAGAACAAATATACGATGCTGAGTATCCCTACTGGACTTCACAATCCGTACCGATGATTGAACATTTTAAAAAAACTGCTGAAATGTTACAAGATGAATTTGAGATAGATAAGGTTTTAGAAATTGGTTCAAATGATGGAACTTTCATAAAGAATTTTAATAAAGAAAATACAGTATGTGTAGAACCTTGTGATAATTTTGCAAAATATATTAACGAAGAATTAAATTATAAGGCATACAATGATTATTGGACTACTGATTTGGCCAAAAACATTGGTGACAATCATGGTAAGTTTGATTTGATTTATTCTGCTAATTGTATTTCACACATAAATGATTTGGAAGATACATTTGAAGCAGTAAAAAGTTTATTAACAGATAGAGGTATCTTTGTGTTTGAAGATCCATCTTGTTTATCAGTACTGAAACGAAATTCATATGACCAAATATATGATGAACATCCTCATTTATTTTCTGTAATTTCATTAAATAATCTTTTATCCAATCACGGATTAGAATTGTTTAGAGTGGATAATTTAAAAGTTCATGGTGGTTCTAATAGAATATTTGCTAGATTGACGAGTGACAATCCACCTGAAGATTCTGTGACTAATAATATAAATCAAGAATCTGATTTTGGTCTTAATTGGTTTGAAACTTATGAAGATTTTGGTAAAAGAGTAGAACAATCAAAGAAAGATTTATTAGAATTGTTACATAAGGCCAAATCTGAAGGTAAGAAAGTTTTGAGTATTGGAGCAACTGCTAAATCTATTATCGTGTTTAACTATTGTGGGATAGATGAATCATTAATACAATGTATTACTGATACCACACCAAACAAACAAAATTTATTACAACCTGGTACACATATACCTGTGGTGGATAGGAAGGATATTGACATAACAGAATACGATTACGCCTTTCTTGGGGCTTGGAATTTTGTAGACTATATTCGTGAACAAGAAACAGAATTCAAAGGTCAATATATAACTCATGTGCCAGAGGTTCATTGTGTATGAATATTTACGAATCAAGTTTAAAGGATGTATATGTTATTGAACCTAAAATATTTGAAGATGACAGAGGATATTTTTTAGAGTCGTTTTCTCAAAAAGAATTTGAAAAAAACGGATTGGATTGTAATTTTGTCCAAGATAATATATCCAACTCTACTTCAGGTGTTATTCGTGGATTACATTATCAATTAAAAAATCCACAAGGTAAGTTGGTAAGATGTTTACAAGGTAGAGTAATGGATGTTTGCGTAGACATACGAGTTGGTTCACCTAATTTTGGTAAATTTTATTCTCAAGTGTTGACCGATAAAAATAAATTATCTGTTTATGTACCACCAGGTTTTGCACATGGATTTCATGTAATGAGTGATGAGGCTACATTTTACTACAAGTGTACTGAGTATTATTATCCACAAGACCAATATGGTATTCGTTGGGATAGTATAGATTATAGCTGGTTAGTCTCAGAACCAATACTATCAAAAAAAGATGCAGAGGCACCATTACTATCAGAACAAGATGAAGGATTATTACCAAAATATGAATAAGAAAGTTATATATACTGCAACATTTCCACATCAAAACAATATGGATTACATTCTGTTTGAACCAGAAGTAATTCCTGATGGATATGATTTTGTTTGTTTCACAAATAATACAGATTTTAAATCTGATGTATGGGATATTAGATTAGTTGAACCACTATATACGGATAGTGCTAGAAATGCTAAGAGATATAAAACTCTACCACATAGATATCTACAAGATTATGACGAAAGTATTTGGATTGATATTGATGTAAAGATTTCAAAGAATCCAAATGAATTGGTAGAAGAATTACTTGGTGATGTTAATCTTGCAATATTGAACCACGAGTTATGTGGTAGAACCGTAACAGGTAATTTAAATGTTAGGAAGTGTGTTTACGAAGAAGCCAGATTTATACAATGGTTAGGTGACCAAAATCCAAATAAAGAGTACAAAGACAATATGAACATTATTCATTCACAAGTGGATAGATATAGAAAAGATGGATATCCCGAAAACAATGGATTGGCAAGAACAACCGTAGTTTTTAGACGACACAACGAAGAAGATGTTATTACTAACTCTGAAAACTGGTGGAGTGAAATGAAATATGGTAGTAGGAGAGACCAAATAAGTTTTAATTATGTTGCATGGAAACATAATTTGAAGTTTAATTATATACAAGAGGATATAGATGACAATGAATACTTTCATTATATGAAAGGGTGGAGACAGAGGCAATTAAATAAGTGAAGATAGTAGTTATTCCACCAAAAGACAAATTAGATTATTTGGCAGAAACCATAGTAGAAGGGTTGTATAAAAATAATGTGGAAGTGTATTCTTCAGATTTGGGTAATGGAATAAGACAGAATGATGTTTACTCTGATGAAGAAATAATAAAACATTCTAAAGATTGTGATTATATTTTTGTGATTTGGGGTAAGATAAAAAGTGGATTTCCTGGACCTAAATATCATTTATTAAATCATATTAATCAAAAAGACAAGGTTGTTTTTGTAGATGGAAGTGAATGGACATCGACTGGTCATCCAATTCCAAATCAAGTTAGAGATGCAAAACAAAATCCACTACTGAGGAGAGGAGAACCTTGGATAGATGAGTTTATGTTTGAGAATAGTAATTGGTATTTTAAACGAGAGTGTTATTCTGAGGATGTGGATAGAGGAATCATACCTTTACTTTTTGGAGCAACCGATAGAAACTTTTTTCGAAATGAAGTTGAAAAGAAATATGATGTGGTTTGTTCTTATGGTCAGATGAATGATGGATTACGATTGGAAACATACAATTTATGTAATCAGTTAAAGAATGAAGGTTACAATGTAATTACAGGTGGTGGATTTAGTTATGAAGAATTTAAAGAAAAGATAAAATCATCTTGGATTGGTGTAGATGCTTGGGGTGGTGGTGATTGTTGTGCAAGACTATGGGAAGTGTTAGCAAATAAAACGATGGCAATGACACAAAAATATCAAATAGAATTTCCACATGATTTTACTGATGGAGAAAATATTGTACATTACGAAACAATCGAAGAATTTGAAAAAAAGATAAGGAAGTATTTAGGTGATAAAAATGAGATACAAAGAATATCTGAAAACGGATATCAACATTTATTAGATTATCACACTTCACAAAAAAGAGTAGAATATATTTTGGATATAATAAATGAATAGTTTAAAAATTTACATATCAACTTCTGATAATTATCATAGTTGTTTACCACCATTTGCATACTTATTTAATAAATTTTGGTCGAGTGATTTAAAGGTTACCTTTCTTGGATACAAAGAACCTAATGTATCACTACCAAGTAATTTTGATTTCATATCACTTGGAGAGCAAAAAGGTCCTTCTTACTATGGTCAAGATATGAGAACATTTTTTGAATCGATAGATGATGAATATTTTATTTATACAATGGAGGATCAATTCATACTTGATTATGTTAATGTGGATGTCATAGATAAATTATTACCATACACAAACAATTCAAATGTTGGTAGAATATGTTTAACAAATTCTATTTTTCAGTCTCACATGGGAAAGAAACACGAGAAGTGGTGTGATGATGTAGGATACGAGTTGGTTCAATACACCCAAGACTCAGAATTTAGGATGACTTGTGAATGGACAATTTGGAAGAAAGATTACTTGTGTAGATATTTATTAGACGGAATGGATCCTTGGCAATTTGAGTCAGTAGCTTCAAGAGAATCTAAAGGTAATGGTTATCATTTGATTGGTTGTAAGAATAAGGTGGCAATACAACACGCAGAAGCACTAAGACGAAGAAATACAGAACAAGGTTTTGATTTTAAATTTGTAAATGAAGATAAGTATCTTGATAATAATATTATCGAAGATATGAAACAAAGGAATATAATATGAAGAAGGCGTTAGTATGTGGAGCAGGTGGATTCATCGGTTCACATTTAGTAAAAAGATTGAAGAAAGAAGGTTATTTTGTAAGAGGTGTTGATTTAAAATATCCTGAATTTAGTAAAACAGAAGCTGACGAGTTCATTAAAGGTGATTTGAGGGATTCCTATCTCGTAGATGTTTGTGTTGATGGGATGGATGAGGTATATCAGTTAGCTGCAGATATGGGCGGAGCAGATTTTATTTTTACGGGTGTAAATGATTCAGAGATAATGCACAATTCGGCTATGATAAATTTAAATGTGGTAGATTCCATGAAACGACTTGGAGTTAAGAAAGTATTTTATTCATCATCGGCCTGTATGTATCCTGAGGATCACCAATTAGAAATTGATGTACCAGCCTTGAGTGAAGATATGGCATATCCTGGTAATCCAGATTCAGAATATGGTTGGGAAAAGTTATTTAGTGAAAGGTTATTTTTAACTTACGCTAGAAATGAAGATTTTGATGTTAGGATAGCAAGATTCCATAATATATTTGGACCTGAAGGAACATACGATGGTGGTAGAGAAAAGGCACCAGCTGCTTTATGTAGAAAGGTGATTAAATCAGATGGTAAAATAAAAGTTTATGGTGATGGTAAACAAACTCGTTCATTTTTATACATTGAAGAATGTGTTGATGGTATAAGAAGATTGATGGAATCGGATTGTACAGAACCCTTAAATCTTGGTTCGGATGAAGTAATTTCTATTAACGATTTTGCACAGATGATTATAGATATTTCTGAAAAGGATGTTAGTATAGAAAATATAGATGTACCACAGCTTGGAGTACGAGGAAGAAATTCAGACAACACATTGATTAAAGAAAAATTAGGATGGGCACCAAAACAATCATTGAGGGTTGGTATTGGAGAAACCTATAAGTGGATTGAAAATCAAGTTAAGGGAGAGTCATAATGGAATTGATTTATTCAAAGGTAGAACCTGATAGGTTACTACATATTATCCACAAGTCAGATGAATTTTACACCATAGAAGAAGGTCATAGGAGAGATGTGGTTGGAGAAAAGGAATTTATTCAGTTATCTGCTTTAAATATGAATGAAGGACATACATTTAAACCACACCAACACATTTGGAAACCTGGTGAAGAACAATGTATAGCACAAGAATCATGGGTTGTAATTAAAGGTAGTGTTGAATGTCATTTTTACGATACAGATGGAACTCTATTAGAGAAACCTGTCTTAAAACAAGGCGATTGTTCTGTGACTTTAGGTGGTGGACATACCTATTTAATATTAGAAGATGATACATTAGTTTACGAATATAAAACAGGTCCTTATAAGGGACAAGAGAACGATAAGGTGTTTCTTGATTAATTTACCAAATGTTACATTGTATGCAATTTCTTCTGTTCAAATAGAACAGACAATTAAAGCACTTGAGTATTCGTGTAGAGGAATCAATTTTGGTGCGGTAAAGTTTGTAACACATGAGGATATAAATCACGATTATATTAAGGTAGAGAAAGTATCAAGAATCAATAGTATAGACGAGTTTAGTAAGCTTATGGTATATGATTTACCTAAATATATTGATACTGATTACTCTATTTCAGTTCATTATGATGGATTTATAGTTAATCCTGAACAATGGAGAGATGATTTTTTAAATTATGATTGGATAGGACCTCTTTGGACGAAAGGTCATAATTATTTTGACAAGAATGGTAACCAAGTTAGGGTTGGAAATGGTGGTATTTCCTTTAGAAGTCAAAGACTTATAGGACTGGCAAAAAAGTTAAATTTACCTTGGGAGCCGTTTACTAATAATGGAGAACATAAACCAGGTTATTGGGAAGATGCTTTGATTTGTGTAAAGAATAGACATATTTATGAAGAACATGGATGTAAATTTGCACCAATAGAAATAGCAGCAAAATGGGGTAGAGAATTACACAACCCACCTATTTCAGAAAATGAAGGAATAACACCTTTCTCATTTCACGGAAAAAAGGATCCGTACTTAGACCTTATACAATAATGGGATTTTCTTTAAAACATATTTTGTATTTTCATATGCCAAGGACTGCGGGTGATTCTATTAGAAAATCTATATCCAATTTCCCAAAGATGTGTAGAGTTACAACTCATCATAGTCAAGTTCACGCCATCAAAAATATAAAACAACATTCAACTTATTCACATCACAAATCATTTACATTTGTTCGTAACCCTTATAATAGACTTTATAGTTCTTATAATTGGATTATGAACAGAGATACATCAAGAAATGAAGATTTGAGTGGAATTGATTTGTTGGAATATGATTATCTAAAGGGATTCAATGATTTCAACGATTTTGCCACTAATGTAGATGTGGATGGAATAAATAAAGAATTTATGATACACTTTCACCCTTGTAGTAAATGGATTTGGGATTCAAAACTTTTAATTACAAATTTTTTCAAGTTCGAAGATTTATTCAGTAACGATGATTCATTCTTACATTGGTGCAAAGATAACGGACTTAATTATCAAGGACTTGTAGATGAAACACACAAATCTAAATGGACAGAAAGAAATTATTTTGATTATTTTAATTCTGAATCGATATTTAATATAAACAAGTTATATAAAAAAGACTTCGAACTTTTTGGTTATGAGAAAATATGATAACAACAAGATTAAGACATACATTTACACCTAATCCCGAAACAAAGACACCAGACATAGGATTGGCTAATAGATTGTTTCAAATAGCAGCAGGTATTGGTTATGCAAAAAAATATAATGATAAGGTAGTTTTTCCTGATATCTTACATAAGAACTATGATATTCATAGGAATACTATATTCAGAAATCTAAACTCTAATGGTGGTTCAAGAAATTTTATACAGAATACACATAGTTATACTGGTTATGGATACCAACCGATACCATTCAAACCAAATATGGAACTTAATGGTTGGTTTCAATCTTGGAAATATTTTGAAGGTGCAGACAACGAAATAAGAGAAACATTTTCAATACCAACAGATATGATGGATTACTTAAATTCAAAGTATTCCGATATTCTAAGTAAAAAAACAGTTAGTGTTCATGTCAGACGAGGTATACAGGCAGCAGACGAAGCCGCATTAAGACAATATCCACAGGCTGGAGCAGACTATATATCCGAGGCAGTAAAAATGTTTGATTCATCTTATACTTTTGTTTTATTTAGTGATGGTCATAATTGGTGTAGAGAAAATCTCAGAGATGATGTACCATTTGTTCATATTGAAAATGAAACAGAGATAGTTGATTTATATTTAATGTCACTAATGCATCATAACATTATTTACAATAGTACATTTAGTTGGTGGAGTGCTTGGTTGAACAAAAATCCAAATAAAAAAATAATCACTCCCAATACTTGGTACGGACCTGATAATCCATGGCCAAACCAACCTGATGAAGATTTGATACCAAATAATTGGATACGAATATAATGGAAAAAGATATAAATAAAGATTATTTCAAAGAAAAAATAACTAAAGAAAATCCAACAATATTCGATGTTGGAACTTTTGATGGAAGTGATTGTTTAGATTTTTATTATTTATTTTCAAATCCAACCATCTATGCATTTGAAGCTGATAAAAGGTCAGTTGATATTTTCAAAAAATATGTTGGTCATAGACCAATTAATTTGGTAGAAACTGCTCTTTCAAATGTAGATGGTGAAATTGAGTTCTATCAAAGTGAAAGTGAAACTCGTAGACACTCTCAAAGATATGATTACGAAAAGACTTGGAGTGCGTCAGGTTCAGTAAAGAAACCAGATAATCACCTTAGTGTATTTCCTGATATACAATTTGAATTAAATAAAGTTAAATCTACAAAATTAGATACTTGGATGTCAGATAAAGATATTGATTTAATTGATATAATGTGGGTGGATGTTAATGGTGGAGAAGAAGAATTTTTAAGTGGTGGAAAAAACACCATAAATAAAAAAGTTAATTATTTATATATAGAATTCAACGGAGTTGATGACCGAAAGTTATACAAAGATTGTTATACTGCAAATCAGATTAAAGACACATTACCTAATTTTGAAGAAATAGGTATCTATAATTTTATGGGAAATTTTGGTAATATATTATTGAAGAATAAAGGAGTAGGATAATGGGAAATTATCAAGGATTAAAGAAAGAAGAAACTCGTAATGAGTATGGTGAAGATATTCATTATACAAGTTGGCCAGTTGGGAAAATTCCTAAAGAATTTCAACGACCTGAACTTGACCAAGTAAGAGAATTGGGATATGATTGGGATGATCCACGAGATGTAGTGGATATGTTTGAGGAGAAGGTTGCTAAATTTGCTGGTAGTAAATACGCTTGTAGTATAGATTCATGTTCCAACGGATTATTTTTGGCAATGAAATATCTTAATGCCGAAGGAACGATTACAATTCCTAAGAGAACCTATGTTTCACCACCAATGCAAATAATACATGCTGGATGTAAAGTAAAGTTTGAAGATAGAGAATGGAGTGGAGTTTATAAATTAGAACCATATAATATTTGGGATGGTGCTACGGCTTGGACGAAAGGAATGTATGTTGGAAACGATGCAATACAAGTTGTGTCTTTTCAAATAAAGAAAAGAATACCAATTGGTCGTGGTGGTATGATATTAACAGATAGTAAAGAGGCATTTGAATGGTTCAAATATGCTACATATGATGGTAGAAATCTTAGAGAATATTATATGGATGATAAGTTTGCAATGATTGGTTGGCATATGTATATGACACCTGAAGATGCCGCCAGAGGTATAATATTGATGGATTCAGTTCCAGAGGTAAATGAGGATACAGGTGGTTCAACCACATATTCGGACTTATCAGATAGAGAAGTATTTAAAGATTACTTAGGAGAATAAATGACACCTAAAATATCCATAGTTACAGCAACACATCGTAGACCTGATTTATTGTACAAATGTATAAAGTCAGTTCAAACCTCAACCTTACAAGAATATGAACATATAATAGTAGGTGACCATTGTGATTGGGCACAAAGAGTATGTGAGTTATTTTCAGATGATAAAAGAATAAAATATTTTGAAACACCACATCCTCATGTTTGGAATGCTGGTGCCAGTTCAAAAAATATTGGGATAGAAAAGGCACAAACTGATTACATTGTTTATTGTGATGATGATAATATAGTATTAGAAAATCATTTAGAGGTGATGTACAATGAGATGTCGAAGGGAACTAAGTTGTGTGCGTCAAAATTATATGAAATCACATTGGATAATTGGGGAGATGGTTCAATAGAAACTCTCATGAACATACCATTACCAAAGTTAAATGAATTACAGAATGGTCGGTCACATTATGGTGATATGCAATGTTATGGACACACGAAGTCATTATCGGATTGTGTGGGTGGATGGCAAACAGCCGAAGAAATACAACACGATAGTAGGTGGACAAAATCAGCAGTAAATGAAGATGGATATTTACTATGGAAATTCGATAGACTTATTAATGAGAAGCCTGTGTTTCTTGATTCCATAAGTGTTGTGTATTATGGTAGAGGTGCCTGTTCGAATAAAGACAATGAATACGAAAAATTATTAAATATTGATGAACTATTTGTTTATCCAAACCTTACGGAGAAATTATGAAGAAAAAAGCGTTTATAACAGGTATATCTGGTCAAGATGGTAGTTATCTTGCAGAATTACTATTGGAAAAAGATTATGAGGTCTATGGTATAATCCGTAGAAACTCCACACCCGAACACCAAGAAAGTAGAATTGACCACTTGGTTGGGAATGGAGTAGAAACAGAGTATGGTGATTTACTTGATGTAAGTTCATTAGAGAGAATGATACGAACAATACAACCTGATGAAATATACAACATAGCAGCACAAAGCCATGTTAGAATCAGTATGGATATTCCACAATTTACAGTTCAGGCTAACTGCCTTGGGTTATTGAATGTATTAGAGGCATATAAAAACAATTGTCCTACCGCAAGATTTTATCAAGCATCATCATCTGAGATGTTTGGTCGTTCAGTTGATGAGGATGGATATCAAAGAGAAACCACACCTATGCATCCTACAAGTCCTTATGGATGTACAAAAGTATTTGGATTCAATATGGTAGTTCATTACAGACACGCCTATAAATTATTTGCATCAAATGGTATTCTATTTAATCACGAATCACCAAGACGAGGTTCTAATTTTGTAACCAACAAGGTTGTTAAATGTGCTGTTCAAATTAAACACGGATTACGAGACAAGTTACCACTTGGTAATTTAGAAGCATATCGTGATTGGGGACATTCAAAAGATTATGTTAGAGCCATGCATATGATTATGAATCATACAGAACCAGATGACTTTGTATGTGCTACAGGTCAGAGTAGGTCGGTAGGAGATATGTGTGAGTATGTATTTTCAACTCTTGGATTAGATTACAAAGACTATGTAACTGAAGATCCAAGATTCATGAGAGCAGAAGAATTAAAATATCTTAGAGGTGACTCTACTAAACTCAGAGAAACCTTTGGATGGGAGCCAGAATATACATTTGAAACCTTGATGGATGAGATGATAGAACATTGGGAAAAAATATACGATTTTGGGAATAAATAAGGATATATATTAATATGAAAGAAAAGGTTTTAGTAGTAGCTCCAACAACTGCAAGTAGATTACCATTATTAAAAGAGGTTTTAGGAAAATTATATGACAATACTAATTTAGACATTAAAACTATTGTTGTAAAGAATGGTACTTATTCAGATGAAGAATATCAGAATTTTGATTTTGGATTACCCAATATAATAAAAACCACTTCAGAACCTGGTGGACATATATCACATGCTATGAATGTTGGTATGGAATATATGACAGACGAGGATTGGTTTGTATATCAAGAAGATGATATAGTGTTTCAAAATGAAAAGTGGTTAGAAAATATGATTTCCATATACAAGACTATCGATAATTGTGGTGCCTTTGGAACAAGACTTCATGGACAACAAAGACAATTTACTAATACATCAGAGTCTTTGAAAAAGAAAGATGATGATACATTCGAGGTTTATTGGTCAGACGGGTTTACTTTAATTAGTGGTGATATAATTAGGAAACATAATTTAAGGTATGATGAACATATGATGACCGTTCCAAATGCATGTATTAACTTACAATTAATCGAATTGGGTTATGAAAATTGGAGAACAGAGTTAGAATATGTCCATCATCACATTGGTGGAGATAGAACTGGTACACCCAAATGGAAACATGCTGATGTACCGATACATATGAAACGAGGTGATTGTCAGATTTACCTAAAGTATAATGGATGTGGTATTGAGAAAATACAAGATTGGGTTAATATGGATACTATTAAGGCCAGAGATTGGTTAATATCAAAAGGTAGAGATAAAGAAGATTATCAAACTTTTGAGTTGAATGAGGAGAACTATGTATAATGGATATTAGAGAAAAACCATTAAAGGTTTTAGGGCCATTTGGAGACAAATCAGATATAGATTCTATTGGAGAAGTTATTGAAAGTGGATGGTGGGGAAAAGGACCTAAAGTTCAAGAGTTTGAAGAAAAATTTGCAGAACTTGTTGGTGCAAAACATGCGATAGCAGTTACAAGTAATTCTCATGGTCAAGATTTGGTTATGAAAGCCATGGGATTTAAAGGTATTGATGTTATCAATCCAACAATATCTTTCGTAGCAACGGCACAGATTCCATTGTGGAATGATTGTACTTCCAACATAGTAGATGTCGATTCTGTAAATCTTAACATAACGGCAGAAGAAGTAGAAAAGTGGAAGAAACCAAATTCAGAAGTTTGTATTGCTGTGAATATGGCTGGGATTCCAGCACCTATTGACGAGATTAGAAAAGTATTTGGTGGATATATTATTGAAGATTGTGCACATAGTTGTTATACAGAAGGTGCTGGTACAAAAGGTGATGTGGCAGTTTGGTCATTTCAGGCAGTGAAAACGATGCCGATTGGTGATGGTGGAATGATTACATTAGATGATGATGATTTGGCAAATAGAATCAGAGAAATGTTATGGTTTGGTGTTTCTTCAACTTGGAGTAGAGCAGCAGATTCGAGTGGTACTCGACCTGGTTACGCTTGGGATTATCAAGTAGATAAACTTGGGTATAAATACTATATGATTGATATTATAGCAGCTCTCGGTTTATCTCAGATGAAAAAACTACCTCAATTCTTGGATACTCGTAGACATATACAAAAAAGATATAATGATGAGTTACATCCAATAATCGAAAGACCAGCATATTCTGATACGGTTCAGTACTATTGTGCTAGATTACCTATGAAGTTTGAAAATATGGCACCTGATGGAAGTGGATATAGCAGAAAAGTGTGTAGAGATGACTTAATTAATTACTTGGCAGATAAGAAGATACATACATCAGTTCATTTTAAACCTTTACATCTGTATAATTTATTAAAGGATGATACCAAAAGATTACGAGTTGCAGAACAAGAGTGGGTGAAGTTAATAAGTTTACCTTGTCACAATGGAATGACAGACGAAGATATAGATTATGTAGTTTATTGGGTTAATAAATTTATAGAGGAAGAATATGAAAAGTAGACTCATATTAGGTGATGGTAGTTTAGGAACTGAATTAGTCAAACAAACTGGTTGGGATTATATTAGTAGAAAGAAAGATGGTATTGATTTTAAGGATATTAAAACATATCAAGGCTATATGTTTGGTTATGATGAGATAATTAATTGTATAGCATGTACTAATACTTATGACAAATGGAAAGATGAAAATTGGAATACAAATTATAAGGGTGTAGTTGATTTAGTGGATTATCTTGATGGAACAGACACGAAGCTAATTCAGTTTTCTACCGATTATGTTTATGCCCAATCAAAGACAAACGCCTCTGAAACAGATGTTCCTGTACACAATGGAAATTGGTATAGTTATACAAAGGTAATATCAGAACCATACATAGAATTGAGATTAGACGATTACTTAATAATAAGGTCAACTCACAAACCAAGACCTTTTATGTTCGAAAAGGGATTGATAAGTCAAATTGGTAACTTTGATTATATTGATATTGTTTCAAAAATATATATTGATTTGATAGAAGGAGATGCAAAAGGTATTTATAATGTTGGAACTGAATTAAAAACTATGTATGAATTGGGTAAGAGAACTAAGGATGACATCGTACCCACTAATGAAAAATTTCACGATACCATGCCATTGGATGTGAGTATGAATTTAACTAAACTAAAGAAGTTTTATGATAAAAAATAAGAAAGTAGCATTTGTTGTAGCATTACATCAAAGTAAATTACATAGACCTAATGGATTTGAGCTGTTTAATAATTATATTGGTTCTGTATATGATTCGTGTGAATATCCATTTAAAGTTTTTGCATTTGACAACCAATCCGACCATAAATTTGAAGTAGAAAACCAACCAGATAATTTGACCATAACAAGAGTTGATGACCAATACAAGGGTGGATGTACTTATACTTGGAATGAAGGAATTAAACAGGCAATTAAAGAAGATTTTGATGTAGTAATAATAACTTCAGATGACCAAATTTATAATGAATCTGTAAACGATTTTGTAGATGTTATATTAACACACGAACTTAGAGACGATGCTATATTTGGCCCGATGTCAAATAATCCAAATAACAATTATCAATTATCTCATGAACCAATTGATGATGTGTGGGAGATTTCAGGAAAACCAGAAGATGAACTAAATGGATTCTGTTTGGCAATGACACGAGAGTCTATTGAGAAGAATTACTTTGATGAGGATGGTAATTTTTTTAACACAGGACAAGAATTTATTTGGGGTAAACAGGATGTTGAAGTCCAGTCGAGAGTTGGGCATTCCATAGTGGTTGGAAAATGTTATGTTCATCATTATAAACAAGGTGGGTGGAGAGAGATACGAGATGGTTTGAGGATAGATGATGTCTAAAAATGTCGTGTTCATACCTAATATAGATTTAGGTGATGGTAGAAATAAATCCTATAAATACTCAATAGATAGTTGGAGTCATTTCGCTAAGAAGAACGATTGTGAGTTATTGATTTGGGAAGATTTATTATTTCCCATAGAACAAATGAAGATAACTTGGCAACGATATTATATGTTTGATATTTTAGAGGCAAATAATATTGATTATGACCAAATTTTAATAGTTGATGCTGATACAATAGTTCATCCTGATTGTCCTAATTTCTTTACAGAGACAAATGGTAAGTATAGTGTAGTTAGAAATAATGGTAGTTTTGAGTGGACGAGAAGGTCAATGGATGGATTCTCTAAATTATTATTTGATGGAGAAGTTCCATTTAAAGTGTGGGATTATTTCAATTGTGGATTTCAGATTGTTAATAAAGAACACAAGGAGTTTTTTGAATATGTGAGAGATTATTATTTAGAAAACCAAAATAAGATACAAAACGCTATAGAACAAGTTCGAGCTGGTACAGACCAAACACTAATCAATTTTTTAATTAGAGAACAGAATGTAGAATTAAATTATTTACCGATAGAATATAATTTACAGGATTTACATTCAAAACAACTACTATTTCTTCATCCACAAATGTGGTTCGAAGATAAATTAATATTCGAAAATTGTGGTTATGTATTTCATTTTAATGCGATACCACCAAATGATATGAATAGAGATGCAAGTTATTGGATTAAAAGAACATATGAGGAGTTTTACGGATGAAAGTAGCATTCTTTTCAGAAACGGGTAGTAATCAAAAATATCCAAGAGACTTTCCAAATGCCCGTACAGAAGTGGGTTGGTGTTTGGCATTAGATGCCCCAATGTGTCATTTGAATCCATCCATAAAGGAGAGATTAGAAAATTTCGATTTAGGGATAGTTATAATTCCTAAAAATAATCCTGAAAAGATTGATTGGGATTGGATAAGGAGTAAGTGTAAAAATGTTGCGGTAATGCAAGAAGGCCCACATTGGTACTTTCAAGATTATACAATCGATAAACAATTTCATTATTATAATAGTTTACTTGAAGCAGATTGGGTATATTGTCATAATACTTCAGATGTAAATTACTACAAAGGATTAGGATGTAAAGATGTTAGGGTGATGAGAAGTTTGATGATACCTGATGGATTAGTCCCAAGAAACGAGTGGGGAGATGTAACAATTATTGGTGGTAATTTTGTTAGTTGGTATGGTGGATTTGATTCCTATATGGTTGCAAGAGAGATAGGAGACCCGATAGTAGCACCATCAATGGGTAGGAAACAAGATTTGGAAAATCAAATAGAAGATATTCAGTATTTACCATACATGAGTTGGAGAGATTGGATTAATAGTTTATCCCAATACAATATAGGAATACATTTGATGAGAACACATGCAGCTGGTACATTCGCTATGAATTGTGGATTTCATGGAATACCATGTATTGGATACAAAGGATTGGACACACAAGAATTAATATTTCCAAACACAACAATAGAGGTTGGTGATTTGGAAGGAGCACAAAAGATAGCAAAGAAACTCAAAACGGATGAAAAATTTTATGATGAGTGTAGTAAAGAAGCATTATATAGATTTAGTGAATATTACACAGAAGAAAAATGGTTAGAAAATTGGGAGAATACAAACAAATGAAAATAGTCGGATTTCAATCTGGACACGATGTTTCATATTGTGTTTTAGAAGATGGTGTACCTATAATACACGAGGAGTTAGAGAGATTTACAAGAGAGAAAGAACCATATGGTGATGGTTTAGAAATGTTCTTTAATATAGTCGAAGATGTTGATGAATATAAATACTTTTGTTACGGAAATCCTGGTAATAGAACTGGTAGGATACAGGCAGGTTCAATGAACACAAATCCTGAATCATCTAAAAAAATGAATGATTTAATTGAAAAAAATGATGGTCAGTTTTATATTATAAGTCATCATCAATCTCATGCAGCAAATGCATTCTTTTCGAGTAATCATGATGAGGCATTAATCATAACCATTGATGGTGCAGGAGTAGATAAAACTGATTGGGAAGATATTACAAGTGAACGAGATGGAACTGATGAATTCTCATTCCCAACATCATTCACTTTTTGGATGGGTAAGGGTAACAAAATCAAACCTTTAGAACGAATACATATGTACGAAATTACATTGGGTTCACCTTATAAAATATTCACAAGAGATTTATTTGGTTTATCTGGTGGTTATCCACACGGAAATCAGGCAGGAACGGTAATGGCAATGGCATGTATGGGAGATTCTGATAAATATTGGAAGGAGTTTTACGATAGTTTGAAATTAGGTGGTGGTGGACCTTCTGCCTCTAATATGAACTTAGCAAAAAAATACAGAGAGTTGATTGAAAGTGAAGTAGATGAAAAGAAAAAAGAAACTTTAAAGTTTGATGTATCAGCTGGAATACAGAGAGCAGTAGAAACGATAGCGAAAGAATATATTACACCTTATGTGGATAAATACAATCCTAAAAATATTTGTATGGCTGGTGGTGTGGCATTAAATTCTGTAATCGTTGGTAAAATGTATGATTGGTATCCTGATGTTAAAGATATATATGTATGTCCTGTACCATATGATGCAGGGTTGGGAATAGGTTCAGCACAATATGTATATCATCAAGTAATGGATAATCCAAGAATTACTTGGAAGGATAATACATCACCTTATTTGGGTAGGACTTATGATTTAGAAGATATTCAAGAATCTTTAAATGAAGTTAAAGATAAAGTATCCACAGAAGAAGTAGATGATGATGCTGTAGCTATGTTATTATCAGTAGATAATAATGTTATTTCAGTATTTGGTGGTGGTTCAGAATCAGGTCGTAGAGCATTAGGAAACAGAAGTATATTAGCAGATCCGAGAAGTCCTGATATGAAAGATATCATAAATGAAAAGGTAAAACACAGACAATGGTTTAGACCATTTGCTCCAAGTATTACACGAGAGGATGTAAAAGATTGGTTTGAGAAAGATGTAGATAGTCCTTACATGACCGCCGTAATAAAGTTCAAAGAGGAGATGAGAGACAAAGTACCAGCTGTAGTTCATTTTGATGGTTCGGCTAGATTACAGACGGTAACAGAGAATGATAACGAATGGTATTACAACTTTATTAAAAAGTTTGAATCTATGTCGGGTGTTCCTATTGTATTAAATACAAGTTTTAACGATAGGGAGCCGATTGTTGAAACACCAGAACACGCAATTAATTGTTTTTTACGGACAGACATAGACTATTTATATTTTAGAGAGTATGGAATATTAGTGAGGAAAAATGGATAAGGTAATAAGTTTTATACAACCAAGTAGAAACAATTTAAAATATTTAAAGTGGTCTTACAATAGTATAAGAAAACACTTAGGATACAGACATGAGATATGTATGTCTGATGATTTCTCGGATGATGGTACTTGGGAATGGATGAACGAAATAGTTAAGAAAGACCCGAATGTACAGATACATAGAAATAACGGGCCTGAAAGATTAGGACATACAATTCTATATGATACATTAGTCGATATGGCTACCAATGATATTGTGATGATTTATCACGCCGATATGTATGCTTGTCCTAACTTAGATACAGAGATACTTAAACATTTGGAACGAGGTAAGGTAGTAAGTGCAACACGGATAGAACCACCATTACATCCTGATGGGCCAGAAAAGGTTTTACAAGATTTTGGAATAGAACCTGAGGAGTTTGATGAAGAAGGATTATTGAATTTTATAAATCAGACTTGGGAAGGAATGCCAGAAGATAAGATTACTAATGGAATATTTGCTCCGTGGGCGATATACAAAGATGACTTTACAAGTATTGGTGGACACGACCCGTTATATGCACCACAATCAAAAGAGGACTCGGATATATTCAACAGATTTAAATTGGCTGGTTATGAATTAATTCAGACTTGGGAAGGTTATGTTTATCATATGACTTGTAGAGGTTCAAGATTTAAAGATGGGGCTCTTAGAAATCCAGCAGGTCAAGTATTTATGAAGGGTAGAGAATCATCGGAGTGGTTAGCACAAAACCTTAGAAGTACAAGAAACTTTATTCGTAAATGGGGACATATGGTAAAACACGATGAACTATTACATCCAATTATCCCACCAAAATATGATGTAGGATTTGTGGTTAAGAATTGTGACAATAAAATGTTAAGAGAGTTAGAACCTTGGTGTTCGGATATGTATGGTGATTGGGTTGGACATAAAGGATTTGGTGTGAATAAATACATTGAAGAAGAACAACCAAACACTCAGTTTGATTTGAGTAAGAAATTACACTCACTCTATACTGAACCTGATAATGATGTGGTTATTAGGTTTGATGCCAGTAAATTGAATCAAGATAACTTCCAAATAATAGTTAATTTATCAGAGATACTTCAACAAAGCGGTGAAGTCGGTGAGATGGAGTTAGAAATATTTGAATTTTTTATAAAATCACTTGATACTTATGAAAGAGAATTAATAAATGTTAAATAAAAAAATCTGTATTTTTGGTCCACCATGTGTAGGTAAGACTACTTTAGCATATACGGCTTTAAAAAATAAAATACCTTCATTTACCACACATGATTATAATCCATCCATGTGGCAAAGTAATGAAGAATTTTTTACTCGTATACTTAATTTAGATATACCTTTATTTCTTGATGTTGGAGGAAAAAATATTGGTTGGATAGATGGTGGAGATGATATAAAAACAGTATTATTATTACCACCAAGAGATGTTTATTTAGAACGAGAGAGAATGGATATTGAAAATATAGGAGAACATAGGAATCAAAGTGGTATACAACACTATGATGACTTAATGGAATCAAAATCAGAATTTGATTTAGTTATTGAAGATGTCTTATCTCCACAAGAGATTTTTGATTATATTATTGAAACAATGGAACTTAAAAATGAATTATAAAGATTATATTATAGAAGTACAAGATTTTCCAATCGATGGTGTGAACTTTAAAGACCTTTCACCATTACTTGCCGACCAAGAGACATTTAGGTCTGCTCTCGTGGAAATGGGAAAGAGAGTCAGACTACCTGATTATTGGATTGGGATAGATTCTCGTGGATACATATTTGCATCAGGTTTAGCCACATATTTTGGTGGTGGTGTTGTATGTGCAAGGAAAGAAGGAAAGACACCAGGTGATAAGGTATCGGTTAGTTATGATTTAGAATATGGAAGTGCCACATTAGAGATGGGAAAACTCGGAATGGGTGGTGGAGAGGCCGTAATAGTGGACGATGTTCTCGCCACAGGTGGAACACTCAAGGCAACCAATGAGTTAGCAGAAAGGGCTGGATATAGTGTGGTTGGTAACTTGGTATTGGTTGATTTAAAATATGTACCGAGAGTTGATAATTTTAATTTAAATGTGAGGAGTGTAATAAAATATGAAGATTAGAGATATTACGATATTGTCATTAATAGTTTTGGCAGTATTAACAAGATTAATTCCACATCCACCAAATGTAGCACCAATAACAGCAATAGCACTATTCGGTGGAAGTAGGTTTGATGATAAGAAAATGGCATTTTTATTACCATTATTATGTATGTTTATTTCAGATATATTTTTGGGTTTTAGTGTCATAACACCATTTGTATATTTGTCATTTATGATGATTTCATATATTGGTATAAATTCAAAAAAAATTAGTAACGGAACAATACTTGGTAGTTCTACATTGTTCTTTTTACTTACAAACTTTGGTGTTTGGATGTTGGGGTATCCTTTCACACTTGCTGGATTGGTTAGTTGCTATACTATGGCATTACCATTCTTTGTTAATACAATTATAGGTGATTTATTTTTCACCCATGCCCTTAGTTATAGTTTCTCTACAATAAAGAAAAAACTACCACAATTAACATAACAGAAAAGGAAACAAAATGAATAAAATGGTTATAACTCTAATAACATCGTTGTTATTAATAAGTGGTTGTAGTAATCCAACGGAATCTAATGAACCAGCTATAGTACAAGAATGGGTATTTGTAGCAAATGAGGGTAACTTTGGTGCCAGTAATGGTTCTATATCTATGATTAATCAAGACGGCATTGTTCTTGAGGTCACAGAAGTTGGAGATGTAGTTCAATCATTAGAGGTATACGAAAACAAACTAATCGTGGTTGTAAACAATAGTCATATGATTAAGGTTTATGATATTACAGAAGATGGTTTAGCTTTACCAGGTATCGAAGTATCAACAGACAACTCAAGTCCAAGAGAACTCGTGGTGGTAGGAGATAAAGTATATTTTACTAATTGGAATACTAAAGATGTAAAGGTATTAAATCTATTCAATTATAATATAGAAACTTCTATATCAGTTGATGGATTACCAGAATCAATAGTTTCAGATGGTTCGTATCTTTGGGTAGGAATTATGATGAATGAAGATTATAGTTCAGCAAGTAGTGTAGTCAAGATTGATATGAATACTAATTCAGTAGTTGAAACATACGAGGTAGGATTGGGACCAACTTCATTGGAAGTAGATGAGGATGAGGTTTATGTAGCAAGAACATTCTATGATGAGAATTGGATTCCATTTTATGGTTCAAGTAAAATAGATGGTTCTGGTATTACTATAAATAATTATGGTGCAGGGGTGGCCTGTGGTGGTTCAGTAATGAAATATAATAATGAAATCTATCGTTCATTTGATGGTGGTATAGCAAAATTAGATTTTGAATTAAATATAAATACAGCATCAAAGATAGGTTCATATGACCAATCTCAAGTATATTCTACTGAAGTAATCGGAGATTATATATATTTCGGTATTACCAATTATGTAGATGTGAACCAAGTAAGAGTAGTAGATTTTAATAATAATGAAATCTCTACATATGATGTTGGAATATCACCTGGAGATTTTGCGGTTTGGAAAAATAATGAGTAAAAGAAAAATGTGGAAAGATGCAGATAAATCACTTCTGAAATCTTTACCAAACTTAGATGGTGAAAATCCATACGAATTAAAAATGAAACAACCTGAATTAACATTCTTGGGTGTGTATGAACAACCTGATTTTGCCACATTGTATATTTTGATGCATCCTAATGGTAAAATAGTTGAGTTAAAATCGTTGAAGATATACCTACAACAATATAGGGATATCATAATATCATATGAGAGATTGACAAATGTGATTTACGACCATATGATGGAAGTCTACTCACCACAGAGATTACGACTTGTGTTGGATTGTATGCCACGAGGTGGTATCATGTCAAGAGTAACCATCGATTCTGATTGGGCTGTAAAGGGTGGAGAAGAAAAATACAATAGTTGGGGTGAAGATGTCTGGTAATGCTATCACAATCATTTTTAATACAACGAGGTTATTGTTGTGGACACGGATGTTTGATGTGTCCATACGAACCCAAACACACAAAAGGAAATACTAAACTTATGGGTTATGGTAATGTAGAGAAAAAACCACTCATAGTTTGTGCACTCGAAGTTGAGACACAAGGACAATTGGATGACTACGATGTATTATATACAGGAGTTGGTAAGGTTAATGCCACATTCAAACTTACACAGAAGTTTGGTAAACATGGTAGTTATATTCCATATGATATGGTAATCAATTATGGAACTGCTGGTAGTAGAAAAATAAAGAAGAAACAATTAGTTGATTGTACGAAGTTTATTCAAAGAGATATGGATGTTACTGGTCTTGGATTCATGAGAGGTGAAACACCATTTGAAGATAATCCACCAATAACAATAGAAACATCTAAGGATGTATTTAATCCTATTGGTAGGAGAGCAACTTGTGGTACAGGTGATAATTTTGCAGAGGATAAATCACAATACTATGGTGAGGTTGTTGATATGGAAGCCTACGGATTGGCAAAGGTATGTTATCACTATGATGTTCCATTTATCTCATTCAAATATATTACAGATGGGGCTGATGAACAGGCTCACGAAGATTGGGAAGCAAATCTTGCCGATGGTATAGAAGTATTTAAGGAAAAAATATTAAAGGAATTGAAATGAAAGTATTAGTAACAGGTGGTGCAGGTTTTGTTGGAACTAACCTTATAAAAAGATTATTAAAAGATGATTACGAGGTGGTATCGGTAGATAATTACTCAACAGGTAAAAAAGAGAACCATCAGAAAGGGTGTACATATTTTGATTATGATATATCAAGTGAACATACACTTGGAATTTATGTAGACCATCAAAACTACCCATCTTGGAGAGAGGTAGAATATGATATTATATTTCATGTTGGAGCACTTGCTAGAATTCAACCATCGTTGAAAGACCCGATGACAAATATTAAAAATAATGTTCTATCAACATTACACATGATTGAGTTAGCCAAAAAGAACAACACACCCATTGTTTATGCTGGTTCATCATCCAAACACCACGCACCTTACGGAAGTGCTTATGCGTGGTCTAAGTACGCTGGTGAACAATTGTGTAAACTATATACTGAATGTTATGATTTACCAACTGCAGTATGTAGATTTTATAATGTATACGGGCCACATCAATTGGTAGATGGAGATTACGCTACCGTACTCGGTATATTTGAAAGACAATATAAAAACAATGAACCATTAACCATTACAGATAAGGGTGAACAAAGACGAGATTTTACTCATGTGGATGATATAGTAGATGGATTAATTAAATGTGGTAGGTCTTTATTAATCCCAAACGCTTATCATGCTAAAGTTAGTGGTGAGGAATTCGAATTAGGTAGTGGTGTAAATCATTCAATTAATGAGGTAGCTGATATGTTTGGTAAAGATTATCCAAGAAAATATGTACCAGCAAGAAAAGGTGAGTATGATAAAACCCTATGTACTGATGATAAGGCACATAAATTGTTGGGATGGAAACCAACAAGAACACTACGAGCATATATTAAGGATTTCTTAGAAACGGAGAGGTTTTTAAACGAATAAAATCTAATGACATACTATTTATTATTGGAAGGTGATTCTGAGAAAGACGCCTATTATGACTCAAATGTTTTAGGAGAAGAAAGTTTTGGAATGTTTTATGCAGGTCAAGGTATGGTAGCCTTAACCAATATAGTAAACAAAAAACCTAAATTAATCGAAACCATCAAGATTCTTGATGATTATAAGAAATCGTACACTCTTACAGAATTTTTTGACATTTTATCTAAATTAAAGATAAAAAGTCCTTGACTTTTATGTGCTTTTTTTGTAAGATCGTACATAGTGGAGAAATACAATGACGAATTGGACAAGGTATTACGAAGATTATGAGGAGGAACTTCATAGTGAAACCACTCGTAAATCTGTAAAACAAACTAAGAAGAAGAAAACTTGGAAACAGATGAACGAACAGAAAAAGGATAAACCACGAAAGCAGTGGCAAAAAAAGAAAAGGAAGTCAAGAAATGAAAAGGGGATTAAGTAGTCTATTATTAATATTATTTATTGGTTGTTCAGATTCAACATCAGTATTTGAACCAAAAGAACCAGATGTAATAAGGATAGAACTTGATTATGGATTAAATAGTGAGTATCCGTTATCAAAAGATAACAATGGATATTATCACATGACATTGGGTAATACCTGGCAAACCACACAACGAATTAGTGGAACTGCTTATATAAATGATGTACCACTTGAGGTGTTGAGAGTCGAATGGGAATCCGATTTATTTTGGTATCTCGGAGATACTTTGGGGTATATTGTCAATAGAAATTTTAATGATGATGGAATGTATGTATCGGTGGATACTTCATATGTAACAGGATTCAATGGAATGGAAGTTCCCACAATTAATTGCTGTAGTTATAGTAATTCATATGGGGAAGTCAATACAATGATAGCACCAGTTCAAACTATGGTTGGAGATACAATGACCATCAGAATGTATTTTTGGAACAACAATTATGAATTAGTAGAGGAGTTTATTCATATTGTATTAAAGTAGGAGAGTAAAGTGAAATATGTGTTGGTGGATAAGTATGATAATATCATCACTTCAGTTGACCTTGCAAGTAATGTAGGTTTAAGTGGTGCAAAAACTTATTTTGTAGGTATAAAACAAATAGATGAAAATGAATTTGACAAACTATGGAAAGTGATGTCAGAGAAGGATTATGATTTACAATTTAAGGCATCTTTACAAAATAGACAATATAAATGGTGGGAAGAAGATAAAGCAATAACGGATGACGAATTGAAAATTTAGAAAAGAGAAAGGTTATGAGTAAAAAAGATAAATTAACTCCTGAACAAGAGAAGGAGTTGATTATGTTAGCGGCCGAAATCGAGGCCGAAGCAATCAAAATGAAAATAGATTATGAAAACAATCCATCCGAGGAAAGTGGAAGTGTTGTTTTTGTAAATGAAAGGAGTTCTTTGTTAGAAGATGAGGATGAAGAATTAGGACATCAGGCACTTGTCAGTAGTACACAGATACTTAAAAAAGAACTCGAAAAACAGAAGAAAAACGGAGATAAAAAATGACAGATGTGTTATGGGTTTTAGTTGGAATAATTATTGGCTCAATAGGTGGAGTGCTTAGTATTTCATTGGTTAGTGCTGGTAGATTTGAAGATAAAGAAAAAGAAATCCAAGATTTAAGAACTCAAAGAGAATTACTCAAAGAAGAAATATTTAGATTGAGTAAACCAAGACGAGGTAAACCACAACCAAGAAAGAAAAGATACTACAAACCAAAAAATAATCAACCTAAGAACAAAAAAGTTTAAATTACATATATTTATATATATTATAACTTACATGGAATTTAAATGCCAATCAAAAAACTTAATAAAGCAATAAACAATCCACCAATAGGACCTGATAATGTTCATGGTGGAGACGGACTGCCTGATTGGATGCAGTTCACCATAACTTTATTGATGTTTGGTGCATTTGGTGGTATAATATTGTTATTATTTGATAAAGATAGTTATGAATTAGATGAAAAGTTTAGAGATTTACTTAATATTATAGTTGGTACATTTTTAGCGTCATTCGGTAAAGTTGTTGACTTTTGGTTTAAACACGATAAGTCAAAAAAGACCGAATCACAATGATAAATGTTATAATAAACTTTATTAAGAATCTATTTATTAGTGAAGGTGAAAAACCAACAAAGGTTATCACAGAAACACAAAAGGAGATAGAAGATATGCCGATTTTAGATACATTTGAAGAAATCATAGATAAGGTA